ATATACGGCATCTCCTGTGACTGCACTTTCTACTTCTTTTAGAGTATTAAGTCCCATTTCATAATTTTTACGCGTTGTTGATGATGAACTATCTTCTTCCGAAGTATCTTCTTCTTCTTCTTCTTCTGGTTGTTGTTCTTCTTCGCATTGATCAAACGATGAATCACATATACCGTCTAAGTTTATAGCAATGCTTGGAGTGCATTCATTATTTGGAGTTGGTGTTGGTGTAGGAGTTGGTTCGTTATTTTCTTCGCCACCGCCTCCTCCATTATCTTCTTCTTCTAAGATAGCATCATAATATCCACCAATTAATAAGGACGATGGAGAAGCCGAAACATTTGGCGAAGCAACTCGACTTAAAATTTCTTGTATACCTAAATCTTTTAACCTTTGTGCGATAGCTTTTCTAGTTTCTGCCACCATAATAAGTGAATTTTTTCTTTGTGTTCTAATAATATCTAGTATTCTATTTCTTTCTTTATTTGCTTTCTGAACCTCATCAGACAAAGCCTTGGCGTATTGACCAAATTTTGCTGAGTATACCTGAAATGAATAATCTGAAGTAACACCGCCCTCATTATAATTTACATTAATACTCTTGATTGTAGCTATTGTATTACGAAAAACCCCTATACTGTAAGCTGGTGGTTCAGCAAGTGTTACACTACCGCTCTCTGTTTTATTGGTAAATCTAAGACCAGCATTGGACAAAGCTGTTCCCACAGTATTCATACCAGCATAATCACCATAGGCCCACGGACTCAAATCGGTTTTTACAATTTCTGTTGAGCCTATTTGTCCTTGACTACCAACCCAAGGACCATAAACATAAATATTACTTTTCATAGGTATATTAACAGCATAATACATTGCTGCTGCATTTTCTAGTTTAAAAATATTGATAGCTGTTTTTCTAGTTGCTCCCTTAATTCCTTGTTGATGATTCGATATAAAATCTGTTACATTTTGTGCCATACCGAGCATAGCGGCTAAAGCTCTTAAACCTTGTGTTTTAATTCTATTATCCGCATTAACTGTTAGTCCTAAAAAGGGTGTTTGTATAACCACATCATTAGTATTGGTTTGAGGATTATTATAAACTTGTCCTGTGGTAGTTAATGATCCATAGATCATATTATTAGTTGGTTGATATACATAATTATTATCAGAAAAATCTTTAGATATGATAAAGTCAATATCAAATGCCCCAATCCGTCTTTTTCTACTTCCGGCGGCTGAAATCATACCAAATCCATTAACTTTACCATCTTGAGTAATAAATAAAGAAGGATCAATTAATCCCATTCTATTAGCTGGTGTTCCGTATCCAGCCTCTACGGGAACATCTGATAATGATACTGAAGTATTATCTGATGCCATACCACCGTATAAACCATATGGAGCATGAGCACATATTGTATTAACAGGCACAAGCCAGTATCTACCGTACCATGTTTTAATAAATTGTTGGAACCATGCATATGCTCTTTCATATAAAACAACATTTACAGCAGCAGAGAACGCGGTGGATATCCCGGAGATATCGTCCATAGCTCTTGCGAAACCGTTCACATTTCCATTGTTAGCAAAACCTTGCAAAGCATTAAACGCATCTAAAACACGACGTAAATTGACTTGTCCCAATCCTAATAAATTAATAAGAGTTCCGGACAAGCTTTGTTTATTATTTTCATTACATATTATACCATATAATTTCCACATTTCCGAACTACCAGTAAAGAGTATTTCTTCTTCGGAAATGGTAAACATAGGAGGAAATCCATTAATAATAGCGGCTATAGGACTAGTATTAATAGGAACTGTAAAATTAATACCATCAACCTGTATAGGAAATCCTGTGAGATCGTATCCTAACATCATCCGAGCTTTTGTTTCTGTAACAACATTGGCTAAATAATGAACTTGTTCACCAATAACAAATTTATTACTATTCGCATAAATTTCTTCGAATCCGCGTTCTCCCTTTGTGCAAATACCAGAGGAGAATCCAGCAGATATAATATCTTTTATTGGATTATCATTTGTTGGTATAATAGTTCTATCTATTAGATTAATAAATATAGTATATCTTTGGAGTGTAACATAAAAATCACAACCACAAGCATCACATGCCTCACTAATTAAATTTAATAAATTACTTTCAGAATTAGATGTTCTAGCATATGGTGCTCTAAATAATAATGTATTAATCAACAATTGAAAGTTTAACGATAATCTATATTGTCCATTAGTTGTCACTATACCAGTATTATATTGTTGTATAGCGCGTAAAGCATCAACTAGATAAACCTGGTTATCACCAGATGATCTTCCCCAATTGTTACAATTATTAACTCGTGGCCAATTGTGGGTATCTTCTCCCGGAGGACACAGTGCAACATCTTTGTGCATCCAAGCGCAAACATTCATAAAGTTATAATTATCTAATGATGGTACTGGACAATAATATCCTTTTAATAAAACAGATACATACTCTAACATTTTTCTAGGATCAATAACTTGTACCTTATATCTTAATCCATTACTACTTAAACTTTCTGTAGCTGATGTTAGTATTCCACCAAAAGATAATCCAGGAGTAGAAGATCCTTGATTAGCATAAACATTAAATAAAACTGGTGTTCCTACTTCTGCTATTTGACCCGCTCCTTGACCAGCACAAGGATCAACAACCAATTCCATATCCAAAGTTGATGATGCCGCACCTATGCCTAATACTAGACTAAAATTACTTAGCCATAAATTACTGGATACAACTTGTCCACCAGATGGTGTTGTAAATGTAAATAGGGCGCTCCTAGAATCACATTTCGTTGGCATAATATAATTCCTTCTAACTAATATTTAGTTTATTTTGATATTCAGTAAATATTAAATTTACTAATTCATTAGAATTATTATTTAGAATAATCCTAGTCTCATTCTGATATAATAAATTATCCGCTAGATAAGTATCATCTCCTTTAATTATATATACACCCGGTATTAAATTAGTAAAAGTAGTATCTTCATTAAATGAATTATAATAATTTTTTGGACCAATAATAGCACATTGTGTATTTTGTGGACTAATTTTAACAGATAGGGTCAGTCCTTCTGATTCTATAGTATTAATTTCACCAAGGCTGGTAGACTCATAAGAGGATCCACCAAACAATGATTTGACCCAAGTTGATATAATAAAAGAGTTTTCTAATGTGTCTGTAAGGACACTAGGAATAAAAGTATTGTTTTGGTTACCTATGTAAACTAAGATATCACCATATTTTATCAAGTCTAAAATTGATCTATTATAAATGGTCAAGACCTGTTGCATATTTAAAAAATGATTATCATAATCTATAGTATTATTATTAAAGCTTAAATATTTTGGAATATTATTAAATCTATCTTTAATTCTAACAATCATATATCTTTCATCTAAATTTGAAACATATTGAGTATCTTTAATAAGATTATTTTCAAATAAAATATTTTTCAATTCAGAATCTGTTGAATTAAAAGTATAATATTCTATAGAATAAATATTATTTAATGATTCTTCTGGTGTGAAGAATGTGCTTTGGCCCTGAATATCTAAACTAATTTCACCAGTATGTTTAGGATCTGTTATACTATATATATAAATATTATTATAGTTATTTGAGTTATTAATAACTTTGATTAATTGTTTAATGTGCTGTAAATAGTTAAAAGAATTTGGATATATATCACATATAATATTATTAATATCTATATTATAAGTTAGTAAATTAAATTTTTGTAAAAAATTAATTGTAGTATCATAAGATAATGGTGAATATAGATTTTTTAATATGCTGGTAGATATTTCTTCTATGATAATATCATTATCTGTTGAAGAACCGATAGCAATACCAGCACAACCACCGTTAAAAAATTCTCGATATCCGGTACCGTTTATAATCAGGCTTCCCTTAATCAAACTAGGATTGTCACTATCAATTTCATTAGATTTTAATCCTAGTGTCATGTCAAAAGATTCTTTTGTTTTTAAATTCAACAAAGATACCACAGAAGATGGATCCTGTACTCCTGGTGAAATATGAAAATAATAAAACCATTCATTAGAATTGTTTCCTAATTTTAATAATTCAATAGTACCATCAGTAATAGAATATTTATCTAACATATTTCTAACAACAAGAAACTCATTTTGCACACCATTAATATTAAAATATATACTACTATTAATTGACAAATTTTGTATGGTTTGCCAAAGAGTAGAGTTTTGTACAATATATTTATATGGTATCAGTACTGTATCAAATATATCTCTTGTTAAAACTAAATTCTTAGTAACGATTGGATTGTCTGGTTGAAGTCTAATATTAATATTCATTGGACTAATATTAGGTATAATAAAAGACGATTCTAATGAACACCGATTATCAAGTGGTGACGGATTCACATACATTGTATAATTACCGGGTGGAAAAGCATTATAGAATTTATAATGATATGTCTTTTTATCATAATTATTAATTTGTGTATTAGTAATATCTTGGTATTGAATATAATCTGTAGATGGTCCTAATGGTCCAGACTGATTAGTGTAGAAATTAAAAGAATCAACACTTGTAATTTCTGTCACAAAAGGATTATTAAATTTAGAATATACATATGTTTGTTCTGTAGTATTATTAATAAATTTTAAATCAAACGGACCGTATCCAGTAAGCTTGAATTCTAGTGAGCCATAGGAATCATATAGAGCTGGTGGATATATATTATCGTATTGAATACTGATAGTATCATTTTTAACAGTAAACTCTGTGCCGGTAACAGAACAATTATTGCTATCTATAATCGTGGGTAGGTATGTTCCGGGAATTAAGTTATCTATAGTAAAAACATCATTATTATTGATAGTTGTTGTAGAATCTCCGAGAATAACTCTATATGGACTAATTCCTCCAATAATTTGAGCTTTATAATATCCATTATTAAAACAACTATACTCTGATTGTTGTATTTCATTCAAAATTAATTCATCTGGTGATTCTATAGATATTGTTGTTATTGAACTATATGTATTATCAATTAAACTTTTGAGTTTGTATGAATAAGTTCCATTCGATAAATTAAACACTTTTCTGGTATCATTAGAGATTTGATTAGCTGAAATATTATTTGACCACTCCACAACATACGAAGCAAATGATACTATTTCTGCTTGGTTTGTAAATTGAATAGATGTTATTCTTATCGATCCGCTACTATTACTATAGCATTTATTATCTGTTTTAATATATTTTGTGATCATAATTAGCTTTTATCCGCATTTAATAAATTCTGTAGTTTTGCTATAAGTATATTTTCCTTCAGTTCTTTTATTTTTTAATTGCCACCAACTATTATATGGGGCTATTGCTGTTAACCAATAATTATCAACGCACTCTATTAGTGTTGGCATTTTGGTAGTATCACAATTTTTTAAACTACCTCTTATAGTTACAGTAGCTCTATGAGGAGTATCCGCAACAACCTGTACTATAGCTTTATTACTATAAGGAATAGGTATTTCAATAGCCCTATAAACAGGTAATGATTCATCCACACTTAATTCGATAGAACCATCTCCCACAGGATCACAACTATTAATATCATCAAATTGAGCACTAAAAGTTATTTCTCCGTTTACTGGCGATTTATTTAAAGAGCTGGATATTCTTTGATAGCAATACTGGAAACCCGAAGATGGACACGGATTTAAGGTTAATACACAATTACCAGCGATACCATTCAGGGCGACAAAATCACTTGATGGCCAAGTTCCATTAATTAATAATGGTTGTAATTGATTTAATGCTTGTAATGCATTGGCGTACCTTTCTTCTGTACAACTTTTATTATCTAATATATCTGTAGTAGCACTAGATAATCCTTTAATAGTTCCGCTAATGTTTCTGAAACGTTGATTTTTAACTTGATCTTTTTTATCTTCTGTATTAATATCAACAAATGCATATGGTGCGCATGATCCTTGGCTAACATACATATCGAATGACCATGATACTAAACCATTACCAGTATTAATATCTAAAGATTTTGTATCTAACCATTTTGACCATCCGCTATATTTTCCTATAGGGTGTGACGAATCACACGCATTTAAAGCCATTAATGCTTTGGCTCTTTCTTTTATAATATCAATAGAATTTTGAATACCATTATATGATGGTATGCCACACACATCTCTACCATAAGAAGCAACATTAAGTCTTCCAGATATTTTAATATAGCTTTTAGATACCCCCATAATTTGATCAACAGAACCAAGGTTATTAACCTCTCCAATAATTTGAATGTTTTCATCATATTCTAATAAAAACAAAGCTTTAGTTATACATGTTTGTCTTAGAAAATCAGGGTCCGGATTAACTGCTGGTGATCCATCTACAGTTTCTATAGCTATTTGTATAGTATAATTTGCAGTATATGGTTGATCACCCATAGTAATGTCAACACTGCGTATTCTGCCATTACCATTCAAAAAATCGCTACCACCAGAACATCCTATCATTAAATTAATACAACTATAATTAGTTTGATAAGTATTTAATTCAGCAATTTTTTGTTTAATATTTTTATCTACAAGTGTTCCACTCAAAGTAACAATTAGAAAACCACCAATAGTATGTTCTCCAGCTTTTGTATATTCATACGATGTATTTACGAATGGTGCTGGTCGTAAACTAGTGCCATTTAAAAATACAGAATCAAATTTAGAACTCATATTATCTCCAATTTATACTGTACATTGTTGTAAATAATCTTTTTTAAGAGTTAAGCTATTTAGTGTTCTATTGATATTGTTATTAACAATAATAAATCCTGTACCATCTCCACCACCTTGAAGATTAACAGTATCTGTTGCCTTGCCTATGTATTGTTCTATTAGCTTTTGTAGTTTATTTTTTAAATCATTGATAATACAAGAGTCAAATGCAGCACAAGAATTTCCATTGGACGATAAAGATGCTGTAAACTCATATTTAAGAGGTCTGAATGTTTTTAAGTCTTGTAATAGTGTTCCATACATCGGAATAATATGTTCAACAACTATTGGCTCTCGATAATTAATATCAACTGTTAAATCAGTTCTAAATCCATTTTCTTCGCACGAATCGACAGTAGACCAATCGAAAGTAAAAGAAATAGAGCCATCAACTCTAGATTTAGATATTGTTGATGCAGAAGGTTTGATACAAAGAGCATTATCCAGTGTGGTGGTTTCGCAGGCTGTGATAGGGTTATTAGGACAATTTGGCTGTTTGATCAAAGATAATTCTGAACCTTCCCATGAACTTAAATTAGAGAATCTATTTTTAATAACAGCTAATACAGAATCAGCATTAGCTAGTTTGGAATCCGTACAAGTATCAGACAAGTCTATTAGATCTGACCATGATACGGATATCAGACCATTAATATTCCCTGTTATTGATCTTTTTTCGGTTTTATCTTGATAGTTTTTATTGTTTGCAAAAGTTAAATCTACTAGAGCATACTTTTGTGTGGAGCATTGAGGAATCAGGATAATGGAAGCAGAAAAGGACACGGATCCATCTATATTAGTATCCATGCTTCTAGTTTGTAATAATTTAGTCCATGTTTTATATTCGCTAAATATTTCATGTTGTGGTCCAAATTTTACTAGTTTACGCAAAACAGTCATGGCTTTTTTAAACGTATCGCCATCATCATTACATACTGGCTGACATTTAATATTTATTTTATTAGTAAATCTTACAAAAGTTTTAGAAAATTCTCCATTATTGTATAAATAACCATGGGAATCCTCACCTAATTCTATCTCTTCTGATTGATCTAAACTAGTTACACAATCAGATGCTACTATTCCTAAAGTATTTGGTGGTATAGTATCAATTTTACTTTTAAGTTCTATACTATAAGCACCAAGATTAATCCATGCAGGATCAGCTCCCTGCTCTATATTAACATTAATTATTCTTGCCAAACCAGAATAAAATGAATCAAGGGTAACAGTAATGCACTGTGAGTCCCGACCAATATTTCTTATATTTTGTAGTTTACTCATAACCTGACTGCCGGTGATAGAGCCGTCATCAGAAACACTAACAGTACCAGTAACAGTATAAGATACTGAACCTCCTATAATTTCCCCTGATCGTGTTCTATAGTATTCTGGTCTACTTGTTACTTTAGCATCTTCTAATAATATTCCTGCTATAGTTACTGCCATAGTCCTTGTCCTTATAATAAATTTTAATTATTGCTTGAACTAATTGTTATCCAATTATCATTACCAGCGTGAACTAATGATATGTTTGTTGATGGTGCTAAACTTGTTAATTCTGTGCCATATCCGCTTTTTCTTATAAATATATAAAAACCAGTATCTCTATTTACTATAGTAAATTTTTTACCCATATATAGTCCGGTACCATTAGGTAAATATAATATAGCTGGATTAACAGTTGGAGTTAAAAATTGATATTCTGCATCGTTTGCGGATAAGTATGTAGATGCTCCAGATAAAGAACCAGAAGTTGCTAGGTTTTCATATCTTAATCTACTATTATTTATGGTGTCGGTACTATCTGTCTGGTAAATCATTTTATGAATTGAACTAGTGCCAGTTGGCATAGTAGTTGGAGTTATATTTGTACCTGTTGGTGTTGATAATGAATTAATAATAACTCCACTATTTAATATAACACCACTATTAAACGAAGATATTCCATAGATATTTACGGCTCCACTTACACTAATACCAGATGCAATTTGTGCATTACTAACAGTGATATTGGTAAATATACCAGAAACAAATGTGCTTGTACCAGAACTCACTATGCCCGATGAAAATATTCCAGTGCCGCCTGCAATATTTATACCTGAATAAAAGGTTGCAGATCCCGAACTAATAATACCAGAAGCAAATGTTCCTGTTCCTATTACAATAATATTATCATCAAAAGTAAATTCATCATCAGAATAAAAATATATTCCAGTAGACTTTACTAATAATCCATTAGTGTTATTAGCAAAAATATGTATTCCGCTATTGCCTACTACGGTGCGATTATGTCCAATTACAATATTATCTGTTCCGCTAGCACTGGAGTTCATACCATGAATAATATTATTTAATCCTGTTGCATATGATTCTATACCACAAACTATATTATTTAAACCAGAGACTGATGATGATTGTCCAAAAATAATTCCGCCAGAACCATATATACTATTATTATAGCCAACGATAACACCTGTCTCTTCGATATCTGCATAGTTACCATTACCGACAGCAAATACACTAGCAAAAAATGAAGAATTATCAAGAGTATTACTTCTGCCAACAGCAACAGATCCATTTGCAACAACAGTATTATTCTCTCCTATAGCTACAGAATAATCTCCATGAGCACCATTATCATAGCCCATACTAACACTATATAGGCCACTACTAGTATTATTATTACCAAGTGCTATTGCATAATTTTCATATGCATTATTATTGTTTCCCAATAGAACTATACCAGTAGCTATAACTCCTGATGTAAGTGCGTTCATATTAGAACCAACCACCAGAGCACCACTACCAGAGCAAGAGATGTCTCGACCTAATAAAATATTATTTGTTCCACTACTATTGATATCTGTACCATATACTATATTACCACTATTAGTAATAGCATTATTTAATCCATAAACGATATTTGTTCCACTAACACTATTATATCCTACAGAACAGGTATTTTTACCTAAATCAATAACTCCTGATTTATTGCCATCTACCAATACAAAAACTTGATATTTACTATTTTCTAATCCTGAAGTTAATGCTGTTACATTATTACGTAATAATAAACCAGTAGTTGGCATATTAGAACTATTCATAAAAACGAAACCAATAGTTTCGTTGATTCCACTAGACAGAATACTAGTATTTATAAGATTAAAATTGATATCACTATTAACACTAGTGTTATAGCTAATGTCTCCGGATTGACTTATTTTAATATACTTTGTATTATCATAACAAAGATATGTAGAATTGGATCCGCTAGCAGATATTCCTGATCCTCCAATAATCCAAATATTTGTGCCAGATACTGAATGATCATTGCCTATAATACCACAATAAGTTGAACCAGAAGACAACACATTATCATTACCTAATAGTATGCTGTTTTGTGCGGATGACGAGTTATTGGATCCTACTTGTATATTTTGTCCTATATTATCAGAGAATGTTCCTATAACTATACCATCAGTATTATCATTATCTGATCCTACTGTTAAACCGTCTGTTGAAATAATAAGATTGTCTTTTACTATACCATTATCATAAATTGAAGCTTTAATAGCAGACTTTTCTGATCCTGCTGTTGCAGAATCGATGTACGCTGATAATTGAACGTATGGTACTCCATTATTACTAGTATTAAGTCCGGAAAAAACTAGAGCGCCAATTCGATCATTACTAATATTTCCACTAGTACTACTATTATGAATTGATAGTTCAGGACCAGTACCACTACTTTCTATAGTTAGTCCATTAGTTTCTGAAGTTTTAATATGAACAGTATCAAGAGGATTAGAATTATTAATACCAATATTATTGGTGCTAGCATCAATAAATAATAAATGGGTTAATCCACTACCCTCTATTCTAAAATCTTTATCCAGTGACTGTTCATTGAATACTACTGTGCCGCCAGAAATCGGTATAATAACATCCGCTGTTACAAGATTACCCGTTCCACCTATTTGTAATGAAGAATTTGAACTATTCCAATTTAATGCTGCTACTCCGCTAAAAGCTTGATTATTAACAATCTGAATAGTACCATCTATACCATAAGCGGATGTAGAGTCTTGAATAGGATCTAAAAATAACCAGCCACTTTGTGATGGTACAGAAACTAATTGTATATAGTCATTAAGAATTGATAATGAATCTGATGAATTGCCATTAACAGTTTCTGTGCCGTATGGTAAAAACTCCACAGCATTTGCTTGTTCGTATTGACCACCTATAGTTTGATTTAAAAGAAATCCTAAAATGATAGGATCTTCTCCGACTACTGTGGGTAACGAAACCTGTACGTTAGATGATGATGCATCAATAATATACGTGGTAGGTATATAGTCAGCAGTAAAATTAGCTGATTTTGATTCTACATTATTAAATGATGTATTGACTCTATCTTGACTAATAATAGTTTCTATGAACTTGGTACCACCAGAAAATGATACTAAATTATTGCTACTGCTTGAAGCTATTACAGTTTGTCTAACTAATTGATCTATGCCTCCACTACTCGATATATATCCTGTGCCTATTTCCCATTCAAAATCATTATCTATTCTATAGATATAATAAGATAATAAATTATTGGCACCTATTACATCAGAAAAACTTCTATAACCAGTAATAGCGCCAGATAATACAAGATTACCTGTTCCATTAGTTGTTGATGATTCTTTTACTCTATTAGCGTAGTATTTAATTGACATGTTAATTAATTTTACTCCTATCTTCTTATATTAATATTAATACCTGGCATAGCGTCTCTGATCGCATTTTCTACAGCGCCGATAACTTCATCTCTGAGTTGTGGCATATCTTGTTGTACAGCTTCTCCATTCATTTCAACAGTGACATTTACTGGTATAGATCCATTAATATTCAATGATATGTTTGATGGTATTCTGGATATGGCTCTTTCCAAAGATCGTAATGATGTATTAAATCCATTAATAGTGTTATTAAAATTATTGGATGCTGAATTTATAGATGCTGCCGCAACACTAAGTTTAGCCGCGCCAGACTCTATACTATTTAATTGTCCAAAGGCTGAGGATATCTTATTACCCGTTTGAACAAAAGAGTCAATTACGGATTTTAATGAATCCACAGATCTACTAAAGTTGTCAAATGCACTATTTAACGATTCAATATCTAATACACCACTTTGACTAGGACGGCCACCGCCACTATTACCTCCAGCACCGTATGATCCTATCATTCCACCATTTTGAAAATAGTCTGGATTTTGACCATTATTAATAGACTTTAATAGTGATAGATTATTCTTAGTAGATTTAGCATTTACAACAAATTCACCAGGAGTTAGCATAGCAGGAACAGTATCAGTACCTTTAGGTTTAAAGTTAATATATTTTCCATCATTAGCATATATTAATCCACCATTAGCATGGTGCTGAATATCAATAGAATGAGCATACTTTTCTTGGGCTATCTTTGCTGCTTCAATACCTAATTTATCAGCAAGAGGGGACAAATGAAAATGAACTTCTTTTCTAAACAAATCCATTAATTTTATGGATTCTAATGTAATTGGAACATCTGTTGCTATGGCTCTGCTAGTACCGGGTGGAGCGCCTGGTCCTTCTATAAATGTATTAGGTCCCTCCACCGCTTTGATTTTAGCTTTGTTTTTTATTTCCTCTACCCAGCTAATTAATGCATCTTCATCAGCACCAGTACGTGTTGCATATGTATCGATTGAATTATTCAATACGTCTTTTATGGTTTCTCCTGGTTTGGGTTGATAACCAGCTGCGGTTGATAATTCATCAGCATACATTCTAGCAGCTAAATTTGATTGATCTGTTACACGAGCTATATTAGATTCAAGAATTGGCTCACTTGTTCTCGTTAAGACCAATCTAGCATCTGTGATAGGAGTAGTACCATCCCACGCATATCTAATGGCTGTTTGAGCAGCTTCTTCTAGAGTTGTGGTTGATGGTAATGAGCCTCGGGGAACATTAGTTTCGGTACCAACATATTTACCAGGACCTAGGTTACCCATACCTGGTCTATTGGGATCTGTGAATTTAGGACTCTCTCCAAATTCTCCTATAAAAATACCCTTGCTATCTCTCATTTGAGCATCAGGCAAATCTGCCCATGGATATTTAGTGCCATGAACACCAGCCACTTCTGCTTCTCTCATTCTTTGAGCAAGATTTTTTGCAGCTAACTCGATATCTGCTTCATTTGGTTTAAAATTAGCTCCTTCAAGTAATCGTGCATTGGCTTGTTTACTTAAATGTTTGGACATGCCTAACTCTGCTAATTTAAATGCTCCATGAGCAGCAACTGTAAAAGCGGCCATTAATAAAGCTTCTTTTGCTCCTTCATTATCTCCTGTAGCATATGCTATTCCGGCAGCGGTTGTTGGAGCGCCAGCTTCAACAGCGAATGCTGCTCCGGTTCCTAATCCGGCTGTTCCTATCATTGTGGCCATAACGGCAGGATCAGCAACACTCAAACCTAATTCTACAGTTTTTCCAACTATGGGTAAACCAGTAATATCAGATACAACTTGTCCGGTTTCACTAGGAACGCCGGTAAAAACTTCCCCTTTTTTATAGTCTTTACCAGCATTGAGCAACTTTCGTGTTTGTCTAGCGGTAATTTTAGGATCTGGTGGAGTAAAGATTCCGTTTAGTTGTTCTTCAAAAAATTCTCTCCATAAACGACCATTAAAATATCTACTATATCTTTTTTCTGCTGCTTTTCTTCTTTTTATTTCTTCTTCAGTAATTGTTGATTGTGACAGATCCATCATTGGCGATCCACCAGCATATGGATTTGGTCCAAGATCTTTAATTTCTCCTCCAAATGGATTATATTTTTTAAGTGGCTTGTTTGTTCCATCAGCAAAATAATTCATGCCATTTTTTTGTAATGAACCACCACTATTTATACTCTTAAGTAATGGTAAGTTCTTTCTGGTGGCTTCACGATTAACAACAAATTCACCCGGAGTCAACATTGCCGGAACAGTATCGCTACCTTTTGGTTTAAAATTGATGTATTTACCAGTACTAGCATATGTGGTTGGTAATTTTGTATTGTTTGATGTTAATGCTTTAACTGCGGCCCCTTCTAAATCCTCTCTATCAACAGTTCTTAATATTTCAGCAATAGTATCTAATTTTTTATTTGTTAATACTAGAGCATTAGTAAACGAATCCTGTATAACGCTAGGCTTTAATACTGTTGCTGGATCAGGAGCAGCACCGGCAGGAGCAGCACCGGCAGGAGCAGCAGGAGCAGCAGGAGCGGCATTACCAGCGGCAGGAGGTTCTGGTTTATTAGGATCTCGTTTTAATTCAAATTCTTGTGGTTTTATAGATTCTTTTAATAGTTTGGCAGATTCTGTTACGGTAGCTGACCATAACTGAGCAGATTTTTCAACCTCAGTAAATAAAATATTAGCACCAGCTTCCATTCTTTCTTTTAATTGTTCTGTGGCTTTACGTTGCTCTTCAAATAACATTCTAGCACGACCAACCTCAGCTTCTATTTCAGGATTTTCTCTGCCTGGACGTAACCCTAATTGATTTTTAATAAAGTCTAAAGTTGCAGCTAAAGTTGGATCTTCTCTACCTATTTTTGTAAGTACATTATCAAAAAATTGCTTAGTAAGTTCTTCTCCTTGTGCTTGTGGCACCATTGAAACGATTTTTTCAAGGCCAGCTACTGCTTGAGGTAATTCAAAATTTTGAATATTACCAGTTAATGCTCTAGAATATGCGTCTACAGAATTGACAAAATCCACTTGCCATTCTGGATTATTAACATTTTTGATAATATCGGTAAGAATATTACGACCACCCTGTTGTGCTTGCCTTAAATCTTGAATTTTAGCCAATGACAATGCTGCTCTTTGACCATCAGTAGCTAACTTATTTAGGGCTAATCTTAATTTTTCACCTTCGGCAGTAATTTTACCAAGTTTATTAGTTAATAATGATACTTCTTTCTCTCTATCTTTTTGGTCTGGTATTGTGGCTGCCCTATCAAGTTCTTTTTGAATACCAGCCCGTAAATCATCAGCAAAATCTAAACGTTTTCTAATCTCTAATGGATCTAATGTTCCAGCTTGTCTTATACCAGCACCAGCAGCACCTTGATCTTGTGCAATATTAGGGATAGTGGTTAGTCTACTGATTTCATCATTAAATGGCTTGAATAATCTATCCATTGAAACTGTTCTATTTAAAGCTTTATCGATACTGTTGGCTCCTTCTGTTCTAATTTTTCCAGCTTGAATTTCTAGATTAGTGATTTGAACTAGAGCGTCAGAATATTCTTGTAGTCTTTGATTAACCTCATTTAGTGTTTTTAATCTGGCTTCTTCACTTCGTTTTAATACGGGACTTAGTGCAACAACTTGATCAATAACATTTTTTAAAGCTTTTTGATCATTTATCAAATCTTTAGCATTAGCTAATGGACCACCCTCTCTACTAGGCTTGGTAATAAGATCTGATACTTTACCACCAATAGATTTGGCAAAATCTTCACCAACTACATTTTTAAGCGCATCAGTAACTTCGTTAGCAATAAATGCAGTATCAACTTCGTCTCCGGGGTCTCTTGCTCCTAGTGTAGCATTTCTGGCTATTGATTTACCAATAATATTTGGTAGATCTTGAGTTAGAATTTTTTCAGTTAAAATTCTTTGTTTAAAAACATCTGTTAATTCTTTATCAAAACCTAATCCACCAGTAACATTCTGAATTGCTCTGGCAATATCATCATTAGATGAGGCAAGTAAATTATTTAAAACTGTTAAGTTTTTATTACTAGCTTTAGATATTGTTGCTTTACCACCAAGTCTAGTACCAATAGATAATTCTCTGTCTCTGGCAGCATCCTGGAATACATCACTAGCTTTGTTAATAGCAGCTTCAAAAACATTTAACGCATTATTTAATCTGTCTACTTGTATTCTTGTTACAGTTCCTAGTCTATCAGCTTCTGCTTGTTTTAATATCGGCTCTCCTGCTCTACCTAATGCTCTTAATCCTGATTCTATAGCATTTTTAACTTCTTTATTAAGATTAGGATCTTGCTTTTTAATAGCATCAATAATTTCATTAAAACTTAATTCGTTAACTTTAATATTCTGATTGATTCTGTCAATTTCTGCTGTGAGAGTTTTTTCAACATCCGGAGTTCCTGCTCTTGCGCTAATTTGTTTTTGTTGATCAATATATTTTTGTAATACTAGCTCTAATTTAGTAGATTCTATAACATTTTCTGCTCGTGCTTTTTGTCCAGCGTCTAGTGCGTTTACAAAATCACGAACACTAGTTTCGGGTGTTTCTCCTATAGTTACTCCTTGCGCATTGCGTAAGCCAGCTTCTTCAAGTTTTATTCTTTGCGCAGACTCTAGTATACCTGAAGCTTCTGTAAAAAATTGTGATCTTTCTATTCCAGTAAGATCTTTTCCTTGTGTTAGTCTATTTTGCAAATCTTTCAATGGAACATTAGCTAATTCCAAAGGAGCATATTTGATAGCTTGTTCTGCTAATGGAGAACTCAATAGGTTTTGACGCTGCTTTTCATTTTGAGCTGTACTAGAAAATATTGATCTTAGTGCAACAGCAGCAGCAGCTAATGCTGCAAATGCTCCTTTAACACCAAGAATAGTACCGCCAAAGGATCCAATAGCGGATATCGTTTTACCTAGTGTTAATCCAGTAGCTCCACCAGCAGCAGTCTTTGCTGCTACATCTGCCATAGCACCAGCGGGCCAAGACGTAGCAGCCGTTGTAGCTGCACCGCCACCACCAACACTAATTAATCCACCCAATCCTGTAGCGGCCGCTGCTAAACCAGCAAAAATAGCTGTAACTCCAGAAACTCTAGCACCTAATCTATAAATTTCATCTTCTGTTCGACCTGTTGTTCGATAAAAATCAGCATCAAATGGATTAAAAGTATCAGATAATGTTCCAAAATATCCTGTACTTGGTCTTCCTGCTGTTTTATCTTCCGTAGCAAATCCTTTTAATACAACTGTAATAGGTACGTTTGGTGGAACAAACGCTTGATACATACTTTCGCCAGCACCGGCTAGTGCAGCCTCGACCACACCACCTCTGGACATATAGGTTCCATTATTAATGGATTTTAATAAACTTAGATTTTTACTAGTTGCTTTTTTATTAACGACAAATTCACCAGGAGTAAGCATTGCTGGAACAGTATCGGTTCCTTTGGGTTCAAATACGTTGCCGCCCTTAGCATAGTATGCTATTTTTCCTCCTCTGCTCTTACCAGTAGCTGCTTTAGCAAGACTTAATCCCGCAAGAATGGCTTGTACTGTTATAAATGCAGTCGCTGCTTCTTTCGCTGCTCTACCAAGATTCAATAACCATGTTCTTGTTTCTTCTGCGGTATTTCTACTAATATCTCCAACTTCTCTATTTATAGCAGCGTACTCCTTGATAATCTCTGTTCTTAGCTCATTAAATCTTCCTCTGTCACTTGGATTCTGAATTTCTTTAAAGAGTTCAGCAAGATTAGCTTCACTTGTAGCAACCCTTTTATTGGTCAGTTCCATCTCCTTACCAATTTGGCCCTCTATAAATCCTTGTGCTCCACCCAATGCTAATCCTGTAAGACTAGCAGCACCAACACCTAATGGACTCATGCCAGCTGATTGAGCTAATTTGGCAAATCCAACCGCTGCTCCACCAGCCTCACTTAATCCTTTAGCTAAACCAGCAGCATTTGTGCTTGTTGATAATGATGTTCCAGCTAATTTATCTAAATTTGTATAAATGTCCGGTAGTCTTGAGCCTAAAAACATAGATGCCCCACCAATAACAGAAACAAAACCACCAGCAGCTTCTGTTGCTTTGCCTAGGTTTTCAGCAAGTTTGGGGGCTTGTTTTTCTAATAAACCAATGCCAGGAAATCTATTACCTCCAAGATATTCACCAGCTCTACCTAATGGGGTCTCTATAGAGGCTTGTAAATCTCTAGCATTACCATAACGGAATCTACCAGCATTGACTGATCTTTGTGCGCGAATATCTAGCTCATCAGGGATCATCTCTGGTAATAAAGTACCTACTGTTTCCGTTGCTTTTTTAACTGCTATATCTAAAGCAATAAGATCGTCTATCGGAGAATTAAGAGCCTTATTTAATTCTGTTGTACCACTCACGATATCACTAAAAGATTCTTTCAACTGTATACGTTTAAATACATCTTCTAATACTGCATTTAATTTATCAGTATCTATTTCTTCACCAAATAGTTTATAAATATTTTGAATATTTTGTCCAGCGGGTTCTAGTGCATCTGGATTCCCTGTTTCTCTAGCGATACGTATGTAGGCTGATAATTCTTTCTGTTGTTGTTCTATTGATCTTCTAGTAGTAATTGCTGTTTTAATAATACTATCTTTAATTTTATCGCTAATACTATCTAATGATTGACCTACTGCTGATGAAACATCAATAAACTTAGCCTTAGCTTCATCTAATTGAGATATTTCATCTAATACTCTTGCAAATTCAACACCACCATCTGATGCGTCTGCTGATGGAGATGCTCCTGCCAATCTAGCTTCTTTACCAACTTCTGTTAGTCTCCATGAACTCGAAGCAATATTACCCTTAGCTTTACCAATTTCCCAACCAGCCATTCTATCAATCATTTCTTGTTGTAGTTGTGGATCACTCAAAGGATCAGCTAGTCTATATTTATTAGAGCTTTCTGATGGATTTTGTTTTAAATGTAGTTGTTTACCAATATCCCACATTGCCCATGATTGACTAATACCAAATTGACTAGGTTGTAATCCTATGTCGCCCAATTGTTTTTTCAGAGTCTCTTGCATAGTTTTAGCAAGATCTTCTATGGGCTTAATATCTCCAAGTGCATTTGCAGCATCAGCTAATGCTTTGGCATATTTCATTCCGTTATCTGTTATGGCGGATTGAACACCAGTAACATCGCTATAATTAATTAGACTTACAAAATCTTCTGGTTTATATTTAGCTCCACCACCTTCAGCAAATCTTTGTATATTTCCAACAATTCCACCAGTATTATATCCTTGTATTTTATCAGCTTTATTTAATCGATGTAATTGAGAATACCCTATCTTTTGAGCGGCTTTTTTATTGATAACAAACTCACCAGGAGTTAATAGTGCTGGTACAGTATCTTGTGCTGATCCTCCTTTAGCAAACTTAGAGGCACTAGCAGCGAAATAATTTGCTGCTAATGAACCACTATTCATTGATTGATCCATTCGGATTACACTATTAGGATCACTAATTAATGATGGTTGTTTACTATATCCGCTTTGTAAAACCCATGCAGGATCATCAAATGGCGGCCAAGTGTCTTCTGGTCCATATAATTTTGGATCGATTAGTGCTTGGTTTTTTGTCCAATCTTCTGGTTTTAATAATGGTGTTTTACGAACATCTGGTCTATTATTAAAATAATATTCCCAAACACCTTTAGCGTCTCCACTAACAGATGATCTATCAGATGTAAGCATAGCACCATTAGCAGTAGCAGCTTCCATCACAACATCATATAATCTTGGTCCATATCCACCAGTAGCTTGAGATATTCCAACGTAATATAAATAGTCTCTCATCTTGTATGCTGAAACATTACCAGATCTTTGATTATTTCTAAAATATGTTGCTGAAATGGATGATCCGTCGTCTCTTAAGCCAATTTTTCCATATTCTTTTTCTGTTTGTTTCTGACCGTCAACAGTAGCAACTCCGCCATCAGCAAATTTTGGTAATGTTTTATAAAAATCAGGATTTAATCCTGCTGTACTAAATATATTAGACAATATTCTAGTAGCTTCAGAATCCCCTTCAGAAGATGCTCCTATTAATACTGGAATAGCTTCTAATCGTCCAAAATCTTGTTGAGCTTGTGCTATTGTTTTAAATGATTCTTCTGGTGTGACTTGTGATTTAATTCTTTTTTTAACCGCAGCTGAAGCTGTTTTCGCTATTGTTGATGGATATGGTGAACGAGATCGTGGAGTTGGAAATAGATTATTTAATGTATAATTGCCAGGACCTGTCCAAGAAGATGATCCGGAAGCGTACCAAGCTTCAATATCTTTATATGACATTTCAACAGCAGAGAATAATTTATCCATTATTTCTGGATAATTATCATATAAATATCCTTGAATATCATGAAAAGATTCGTGAGCTAATGTTCCACGATGCGCAGCACCCTTTAGATTAATAACATCTTCATTACCTTCGAATGCTAGATTTTGATCAACAAATGATTTTAGAGCATCATATTCTTGATTTGATAATAATGACTTACTTTTTTCTATTCTGCTTCTTAAAGCTTTAAATAATAATCCACCAGCATAATATGCTTTTTCTACAGTATTTACGGCCGCCTGCCCAGGGTCTGCTGTTATAATTTCAATAGGTTCTGGTTTACCTGATGGTTGTTTTAAGAATCCTGTTTCTGTTAGCATTTCGGGTGGAAGAATACTAGATAGTATTTCTTTGTATCTTTGTATCGCTTGTCCTTGCGGACTTTGCGATGCAGACATTGCTTCAGTTAACATTCCACCCCGACCAAATTTCTTATAATATCTTTCTATTTCAGACCATAGCCTACCTTCTGCTGAATTATTATTAGTAACTTTAATATCTGATGGCATATTAGATGGAACATCCCAAAAATTAGCATATGCTCCGACACCATTAGGATAATCTATAGGACGTAATGGATTATCATCATCTTCAGCACTAATATTAATACCTAGTCTCTTAGCTAATTCTTCTGCATTAGCTGCCATCATAGTGGTACGATTGCGTCTTGATGAAGCAGAAGATGGATCGTAGCCTGTTGGTTCAGTATAGGCTATTGCTCGACCTTGTGGATAACCTAAACCACGAGGTCTATTTTTAATATCTTCTACTGTGGCAACCCTATCATCAATTAGAGTTTCTAAAAATGAAAGATTATCAATCTTATTTTCTGCGCCACTTACACCAGTGATTTTGTCACTAGAGATTGGTAAACCAAGTCTATTTAAAGTATCAGATAGTAACGGAGCATTGCTCTGTGGTCTAGCACTTAATATTCTGATACTATCTAATAATTCTGGAGTTTGTTGTACTCTACGCTTTAATTCTTCTCCTAGCAATGTTAATTCTGCTGCTTCTAATCCTTGTTTAACTAGATTTAGATCATTAAATTTAGCAAAATCAATTCCACCATTAGCACCAGCAAATAAACTTTCATCACTATTTACAAGTGTTTTATCAAAATCAAAAGCTAATGGAGTACCCGTACCAAAAATATCAGTATATTGTAATGCTTCAGCAGCTCTAGTTGGAGCACTAGCTAGTTCATTTTCTATGTCTGATATTGCTTTTTGATATCTTGATGGTAATCCTTTCATTACAATTTGTGTTAAAAGTTTTTGTCCACTGCCTGTTGTTAATTCTTTAACTTCGCTTAAATCGTTATATCCAACAGGATATATACTTAGCAAACCAAATTTATTAGCAATACCAGCCTGTGCTTGTAACCCAGCTTTTTTCATAGCATTTGCTTGGGCTTCTTTATATCCAGCCTCTGCTTCTTCTACAACTTTAGTTAATGCTGGAATATATTGAGATCTATCTCCGAAAATATCTGGTTTGGTTTTTCGTAACCATCTAGAGTCTACTAATTGACTTGCTGTTGGTTTTTTAGTTAAACCAGAACTAGTCATAATATCGCTAATTTCTGGTTTAGATATATACTTATATAGATCTGTAGTACCTCCAAGATCTTGTATTCTTTTTAGCAAATCATCTAAACTTGATGGTTGTTGTGCATTGGTTTGCGAAGTCATTTCCTCTGCAACTCCACCAGCCATCAATTTTTGAATAATACCACCACGATTAAACAATCCTGCTTGATTAAATTTTTGAGGACTTGCCCAATATACTGTTGCTGGAGGAAGATTGTTTATTTTTTCCAATTCTTCTACTTTAACATTTGGTACGTTTCCAGGATTTTTGATAACACTTTGTTCAAATAAATAGTTTTTAGCAGCTATAGTTTGATCATTATTACCTTTTAGTGAATCTGGATCTGCATATTCTGATCCCTTTTCCATAAATTTAGATTCTGATCGTTGTGATGGAAAATCCAATAAAGCCCATTTTGATTTTGTATCTTGTTGTAATCCATATTCATTTGATACTAAATCTTCAAATTTTTTCCATGGTCTGTCTTTTGATGCTTTCCATTTTTTAATAGCTGCTTTACTAAGTTGACTTGGATCAATATAAACATCTTTAGATGCGTCTTTAATTGTATCATTTTCGACTTCATCATATCCAAAAGCATATGATATTGATGGATATATATTGGCTAGATCTTTAACTTTACCACCATAAGCATATTTATTAATTTTTTGTAAGTTATTAGCACCAAGAGTTTCAACAGCCTTTTTACGAATTACGAACTCTCCTGGCATAAGCATAGCTGGTACGGTGTCTCTACTTCCCGTTCCGGGAACAACACCACCTCTTGCAAAAGCTAATACTTTACCGCCACTATTTAATTCGGTAGTAGGTCCTGTGGTACCACTTCTATTAATAGTATTTTCTAATGATCGTATAGCTGATGTGACATTAGTAAGAGCAGTAGTATTCTCTGATAAAACAGTTTCTAGTCTAGCATTAATAGTAGAATCAGTTTTTTCTTTATTTCTAGCTGATCCTAATAATGTTTCTAGAATATTACCGGATTGTGTATCTGTATTTTCTGGAGTTTTTCGTACACCGCTTAAAAATCCACCAGCAAATTGTGTTGCTGCCGATGCTGCTTTGATACCCCCAAGAATAGCTAAGTAGGGTAATAATGGTTGAAATGCAGAAGCGACTTTAATAAGAGTACTTGTTAATGTTAGTCCCAAACTTATAAGATTTTGAAATGTTTTATTTCTACCAAGGGCTTCGACAAAAGCTAAAAATTCTTCTCTGGTTTTGCTAAATTGCACAGCAAGTGCTGACTGAGCTTGAATCGCACTACTACTTAAGCTTCCTTGACCTTGTTGAGCTATATTTAAAGCTTCTTGTGCGGTAGCAAATTGTTGTATTAGTGGAATAACTTTGCCAATTTGTCTAAAACCACCAAGTTCTTCTGCAATTGCAGCAAATTCACCGCTTCTAGGATCTAATCTGGATAAGCCTTCACTAAGTCTTCTAACAGCTTCATAAGCTCCAACAAATTTATCTTGTGCATTAGTGAGCTCGATCCCGAAGTCTCTTAATGCTTCGATAGTAGATCCTCTCTGCACTCTAGTAAAAATAGTTCTCAATCCTGTCGCAATAGTTTCTGCACTTTCACGAGTAGTAGCACGAATACTTGTAAATACAGCAATAAATTCATTTAAGGCATCTGATCCTTCACTAACACCTTTGCTAGCTGTTGCGAACACACCACCCGTTCTTTGAATAGCACTAATAATATCGCTAGATTCTACAGCAAATGCGGCCGCAACAGCATTGATTGATCCTAGAACACTTTCTAAATCTCTTGTTTCAATACCAAATTGTCTAAATGCAGCGATAGCTCCTTCTGTTGTTTCTGTGATACTATCAAACGATGGAGCTAAAGCAGATTTGGCTAAAGCTTCAAGAGCATCTTTTGTTTGATTAGCAGATAAACCAGCCTGTGCTAATGTAACTGATGCTTCAATCAAATCTTTAGAACTAACGCCGAATGAAACAGATAGTCTTCTTACTTCAGTGTTAATAGAATCAATGTCGCTTTTAAAACCACCGGTAGTTTGTTGCAATCTAACAATTTGTCTATCAAAATCAACAAATTCTTTAAATGCTGAACTAAAAGCTCTAGCCAAACCATATATAGCTCCTGTAGGAATACTAAAAGCGGCAAATCTACGAACAGCCACCGCTGATTGTCTACCAAAGTCTGCCATTTCTGAAGATGCTGCTGCTATTTGTTTACTAGTAGAAGCTGTAGCAGATGATAGGTCTATCATACCTTTGGCTGCTGTTGTTGTTCCGGAACTTATAGTCTGTGTTGATTGACCTAACCCACCAAGAACAGAACTAAGACCAGAAGCATTAGATTGTGCTTGAATAATAGCTTCATTTAATTGTTTAATACTATTAGTAACATTATCAATACTTTTAGAGCTTTGGTTAGATATTTTTAAATTAAGATCAGTTTTAATAGAAGATAATTCTCTTCTAATATCACCAGCAATTTTGCTGAGATTTGATGGACCGCGTAAATTGATTTCTGCTGTTAAGTTAAAGGATGCCATATTTTATCCCATAAATATAAAAAGCACCATGAAATTAATCATGATGCTAGTTATATATTCTGTTAAAGACAAAAATAAGATATTATCAACTATTAGGTTTTGCTTCTGTAACTTCTGCAACTGTTTCTGTTGTGGGTTTAGGAGCATCTTCCTTTTTTTCCTGTTCTTCAATAATTGGGTTGCCATCATCATCTATAAAGGGTTTAAAGTCTATAACGTAATCACCGTTAGCATCAACTAAATTACCATTCTTATCAACATATTCGCCTTTTTCATTTATGAATCTACCAAATTCGTCTATTAATCTACCCTCAGAATCAACCAAATGACCGTCTTTATTAACTAGTCGTAATCTATCATCAACAAATTTATACTTGATCAAAAATTTATTTTCTGGCAATTTCTTTTCATAATCGCTATCTAGTCCGTATAGCATATTAGCCAAAATTTGAGCCGCTTTAACTGCAATAGGTTCAGAAGCTCTTGCCAAATAATCTTCATAATTTTTAAAATACTTATCTTTAGTAGAAGAATACACCAAGCCTGCTGATATAAGATAGTTAAATCTAGCATTATCAGCCTGTCCTTCTGCTGTATGATTGTCCAAATTAGTTCTTACTGATATTAAGTCTCTAAGATCTTCTCTTAGTTTTTTCATTTTAACAGCAATATCCTTGGCGGATTTTAGGCTAATACCGCCTTTGGCCAATGATTTTTCACAGTCAAGAATCTCTTGTTGTATAGTATTAAATTTAATTTGTTTATTATCATCCCATAGACCTTGTTCTTTTAATAGATCGTCTAGTCTGGCCCTTACTATACAGCCAGATTTAACAGCATCAGAAAAAGCCTGATTATAAACCTTTTGGGCTTCTCTTTGATCGGCTAATGATGGTGATTTGATACTAAACTCTTGTTCTCTTCCGCCAACATTAAAAGTAAATGTTTCCATATTCATAGGTCTTCGCTCCTTTGATTGTTTTTATTAATAAGAAAGTGATATCTGTAAAGTTCTTGTTCTTTTTCAATATGGTCTATAATTTCATCAATAGCTTCTCTCATTTGGTTATTACCATGATTTAATATAGATGTTCTAACATAATCCCAAGATTCTAAAAATTCTAATTGTTTATCTGTTAATGGTTTATCAGAATTGTGTCCCCATAGATAACCAAAAGCATCCTCAAATCTAGCTAAAGATCCTATCATTGTTGTTTGAAATCTTTTACTAATTTGATTGATGATTCCTTTTTTATGCTGTCTATTCATAGTGATTCCTTTTATTATTTATTTTTGAATTTATCATTAACCTTTTCCATAGCTTGTCTTTGAATATTTTGTTTTACGAAAGATAAATCTTTCCACTGTACTTCTTTGCCTTCTTGATGTATCTTAATCATTTCCTCTAAATTCTTTTTGTCTTGTACGCTATTAAGTGATAAAATTTCTTTTCTCTCATTAGGATCATGAGATATATAGAAGATTTCTCCCGCGTTCTTTACATTACCCCCAACCTTATCCAGAACATTATTTTTCTTTTTCTCTTTTTCAATTTTTCTATTCTGATAGATGAACCAACCATCGAGAGCATCATCATCATCAATAATTTGTTCTGATGGTGCTTCTGGATGTTGTTTAGCGTTTTCGTACATTCTATTAATATTAATTAAATGTCTGTAGTCATCATTTATTTCTAAAAAATTTTTTTCTAGACTCATGCTTGATGTATATGATTTCCACAGGTCTGATCTCGCTAATAATCTTAAATCATTAACATTAATACTGTTATTAATAATTTCTTTAATAAATATCTGTAGATCTTGATGATTATATGAATCTTGATACGGATTCACAAATACTAAATTATCTTTATCATCATATATACTATTCATAATTAAAAATTCGTTTTTAATAGTTATAGCCTGTTCAATAATACTTAAATAATTTAATGAATTTTTTTTCTGGTATAGTAATTCTAAATCTGAATTTAACTGATGAATTTGTTTTTTGATAGATTTTCTTTTATTTTCATTAACAAAATTTATATACAATTCAATTTTAGTATTTTCTATAATTTCATTTAGTGTTGTAATCTTATCATTATCTGCTGGTAGCCAAATTTTATTAACAGCTAAATAAAGATCAATTTCTTTTTGTGTTAACCATGTTTTATCGTATTTATTATCTTCAATAATAGTATCATATAAATATTCTGCTTGATACTTAATATGAGCATCAGGATATACAATTTTATATTTTGTATTATCTACATATATATAATAATATCCTAATAAAATACGATATAATAATTTTTCATTGTTCACAAGGATCCTCGTCTGGAAAAATATATACCGGTTCTAATCCTACTGGTGTTTCATAACTAGTATACGTTGCTGATATGGTCTGATTATCAGAAGAATCCGCTGTTGCCCCACTATATTGTAATCCTGTTAAATATGACTTAGGAATACTAATGGGAGAACCTTCACATAGCGATATATTAATATCTGTTTTATATGTTTTAGGATTTTTACAGGCAGTGTCCATTGCTGAAATTTCATACGTATCTAGATCTTGAGATAATAAATCAAAAGTACATGATGTTTCAACAGGAAAACTGATGTATGATGCATAAGGTTTTCTGGTAGCAAATTCATTAACAAGTTGTCTATTAAAAGTTCTTGTTATAGTAATAGATTGTAGTGCATTTAATGCTATTTCTGCTGGAATAGTTCCTGTAAATTTATTACGTAAAGTTAAATATGTTGTCGATGTTGGCGAAGGAACTTTAAAAGGAACAGACGCCCCTGCATCAACTGCGGGTTTACTATATCCTCTATATGATCTTTGTATTGTTCCTGGTCCATCCACACTTAAAGAATATGTAATAGAATTTAAAAGCATTAATGATCCACCAATAGCTTTATGATCTAGTGGAACATTGGTTGTTTTGATATCTGGCCAAGTATTAGGATCATCTAGTCCAACTAATAATTTAAAACCCACAATACTATTTAATCCTTCTTCACTAGCCAATGGTGGAAATCCATTTACCATATAACTAGTATATCTAATCTCTATATCAGGATTTAATCCATATGTAGCTATAGGATTACTATTTTGTGGCTGATAGATATTATTAATAGATCTGGATAAAGAATAGTCAACAGATAATATATCTGGTAGCGGGCTTCCTGTACAAGTTCCTATGCCCAAACAGCCATTGAATACTCTTTTATTAGTTCCTGACACAAACTTTTCCTTTTAGTTTGTATAATTTAACTATATAATTTTATATAGTATAATTAATTATGTTGTACTGATAGTAAGATCGTTATATGTTACATAAGTATATGTAATTTCAACATTACCGCCACCAGTATCACCACCAGTATAGTTAACCGATTGTAATCTATTCTTATTGCCAAGATTAAATGTGTGAGTGGCATTACCAGAATCAGCACAAACTTCAATACTAATAGATTGCTCTGGTGGTAGACCTGTTGGATCACAGTCAATACCAGTAATATCAAGAGCAACACCATCAGTTGTTGTTGCTGTAACAGCAATTTCTGTTGTGATTTCAATGGGGAAGTTTACATAACGATGATAAGGAGCGTATTGGCCAAGTTTATAGATAGCTTCACGACCAAGATCGGTACTAATAGTGATACTACTAAGATTTTTACCAGAAACTTCTGATGGTAAGGTTGAACCACTAACTTGTAGATTTTGTCTACGAGCAACCATATTACCAGAATCACTAGGAGCACTAACACTACCACTCAAACTCTTATTATCGCCAATAAATGTAACTTCTTCTGTGAAATTACCATCTACTGGAAATGTATATGATAATGAACTAATATAAATACCTGTGCATGTAACTGCTGCTGTACTAGTTAGTGCTTCAGAAGTATCGCTACCAACACCAACAACAACTCTAGATTTAGTATTTGCTGTACTAACTAAACTACCACCGCCAGTAGCTAATTCATAAATTGTAGATTCACCGTCTAGAACTTTAGATACGGTAATTTCTACTGTAGGATCAGTAATCATGTTATCATAGATGGCTAGCTGACCTAGTTGGAAAGCTTGCTCTAGATTGAAATTTGTTGTTATACCAACGCTCTGAGCGCCTTGTACTGTTGTGGCGGATCCGGCCTGTGTGCCTACTGCTACGCCGTGACTAGCATAAAAAACACGATTATTTGGCATTTTAAATCTCCATCTTTATAGTAACTTATGGGTTTTCTAACAGAATTAATGTAATATACACCCACCAACTAAAAAGCAGTGAAAATAATTTGATTAGTTAATCTTACAACAGCACCATACATTCTTATATTAGTAAACATAATATCAGATATATTAACTTTCATAAATTGACATCTAATCCATTTATAATCATCATTATTAACTAATAAATTATAATTTTGGCCATTTATATTTTTAGATCCGTCGTATTTTAATGGATATACTCCGCTTTTGACAACATTATCAGTTTTATAAAGCCATATGACCCTATCTTCTTGAAGACGTAAAATATCAACAATATTATTTTTGTCATGACTATTATCTGATAAAATATGTAATAATATATCTTGGTCTATAATCAAAGATTTATCGCCTAATCTAAATGGTCTAGAGTTTGATGAAGCTATAGTTTCTATAATTACTGCTGGTAATTGAACTCTATGTTCAGAACCTATACTAAAATCTCCTTTGTCAGATAATGCAAAGCCTGTTTTATTTTCCAAGCTTTTTTGTTGTATTTCTTTCCAATAAGGAAATTCTTCCATTTTATAAACTTGAATATTTCTATAACTATATTCCATTTCAACTAAAGATCCTGAAGGAATAGCAGAATTGAATATAACCTTACCTTCTGGATAATTTAATTTATATGTTATAGATCCACTACCTGTAGGTGCGGGATAAAATGTGTTATTTACATATACTCCACTAATGTTAATAGGATAAACTCCACTATAATTTACTCCTGATTCATATATCCAATCTTTTCTTGGTGTTTGCCAAACAGTATTATTGGTCCGAGACTTATCTTGTGTGGGTTTTAAGATATGTAAATTAAAATTATCAATATTTACTGTTGGTTTTTCAATATTAGTAAATCCACCAGCATTTAAAAATCCCCAATCTAAAAAAGATTTAAGATTATTTTCTAATTCATTAATAATTAATGTTTGGCCTAAACTATTAACACCCATAAATTTTGGATCATATGTCATATTATACCTCCATCGCTTTCATGAGATATTGATCTATCTCAGGCACAGCAGAGTTGATGCCTCTTGTAATCCAGTTATTGTTTACGTTACCAGCAAATTCTGGTGGAACTCTCCAAGAATTACCCATCTTCATGATGCCCATACCTGTTCTTGATCCGATATTAGGACCAAATTCAAATTCGTATCCTGTAATAATAATAGTATCTCCCTCTATTAATAACCATCTCAGCCAATCTAATTGTTGTCCTTTTTCTGTCGTAAATGATGATGAGCCTACTGCTAAAAGATTTTCAAAATCTGATTTGATTAATTGTACTTGATATGAAGCAACAATTCTATTACCTCTAATTATAGGATTTTGAATTTTAGTAACACCTGATGATTTTATATGACTCAAAATAAATTCTATTCTTGGACCAGCATCAGGAATACCAAATTCATATTTTAGTGTTCCGTTGAGTAAAGATTCATATTCTGGTTCATTTTTAATATATGAAATAATAATATCAGCAATATTATTTGATAGATTATCAGTAACGCGTTCAAAATATTCTTGTGCTAATGGCAATAAAGCCTCTAGTATTTTTTTAGATATTTCTTTTTGATTATCCAATAGTTTAAACTGTAAACTTAAATTACTCATATTTTTTTCCAAAAAGTAAAAATATAAGAACTTTCGCCAAATCCAGCGGGTTGTGGCTCACTATTCCTTTGAAATAAACTTTCAGTATAATTTACAATATTAGTATCTATAATAATTTTATTGCACTTAGAAATTTTAGGAAAATCTACAGTCTTACAGATAGTCTGAACTAACCCATCAGGACTATGTATTTTGCTATTAAAATTTAACCAATACTTATAATCAAATAATACTAGCATATCTAAAATTTCAGAAGAGTTTGTATAAATACCACCTAAACCTCGGCAGTAGGGGCATATTTGACCATTAGCAAAGGCTAGAGGGCCTCCACTCTTATATACATTACTTGACTTGTGAGAGATAGGATCAATTTCGCAATTAGTGCATTCTGTAAAAACAGAAGAATCATAAATTAATTTACATGGTAAAGATAATGAATTAGCGCGTAATAATTCATCTATCATACTTTTATATAGATTTTTTAAATCTGTAGTAATAATATTCATAATAAAATCCTATTATATATTAAAATTAATTTGTCCTTGAATAATTCTTGATGCTTCACCTCCAGAATTTAATAACTCAATATAATAATAGCAAATTGATTCAGAAATAGATTCCGTAAATGATTCAGGAATATACATCATGATTCTGCTGTTCGGAGGATCTAGTCTCAATAAAAGATTGCTCGTGGACATATCTAATAGTATTGTAGACGATGTTGAAGTAGGTTTTATTTGTCCACGTAGTGTGTATCCAACGATACTCGCACTACCACTGTTCTTACTTAATTGATATGTTATTCTATAACTAGATCCTTTGTTCAGAGATAGGTTTTTGGTTGATGTTCCAAAGCAAGCATCATTTTCAGCTGCATTTTCTATTGTATCAAAAATTGTAACACAGAAAGAAGCCATATTAATCTCCACTAAATAATGATGTTATTAACTTGATTTATTGATGTTGCTGATTTTATATTAGATAATTTTTCAGAATACCATAAGCTTATAGATGTTCTGTATTGGCCATATTCTAACATTAATTCAACAAATTCAGAAAACATTATAGAATGTGATACACCGTTAGAGTCTATTATATTGGCTAAGTCTGTTATACCCATCTCAGCAGCTTCCTTGGCTAAAATAAATGCACCACTTAATAAAGTAACATCTTCTGTAGTTATTCCTAATTTCCATCCTAGTGGTGTTACCCACCCATTTTTTAATTTTTTAGACCACGACAGATCTAATTCTGCTATTTTTAATAATTTAGCTTGCTCTAGTGGCCAATCATTAATGACTGCATTAATTAAAGTTAATTGTTCTTGATTTGGTTGATTAACATATTCAATTATATAATTATTATCTTCTTGTGTTATACCGATAATAGGAACTATATCATTAATTGTTTTATGCAATATATTTAACATAAAATAGCTCCTGATAATATGGCTTTGTTGAATGTAGAAATTGATGATCCGTATTGTAGTATCTGAATATAATGATATCCTAAATTTGTATTAACATAAGTATTAGACGATGTTGATATATTAGAGTGTCCATAGGGCGATCCTGCGCTAACGTAGATGCCATTAATTATATCAATATTAGGATTGCTAGTCGAATCTAAACCAAGAGCAACAGAAGAGAAATTTGATTCATTAAAATGATCACTATGTAGAGAAACAGATAAATACTGGTCTATACCACTAATAAATTCTATTCTTGTTATACCAGATGTAGTAATATTTTTATATGGTCTATATGATGATGTAGTATAAGTATGAAGAACAGAATCTGTAGCATAAATTTGCTTAACTATTTTATTACTATTATTCCATACAAATCTTTTCTTTTTACTATCTTCTGTGGTTGATGTTGATGTTGTTCTGATGGATCCCACATATCTTTTCTTTGCATCGGTAGATAGTACATAAATACCATCTTGTAAAATTAGTGATGAATTTCTATTAGAATTATTAAGCCAAGCAATTTTTTCCATAACTAAACTATTACCATTATAATATATAAAAATATCATAATTAGTATCGTTAGTTGATGCTAATAAACTTAAAGATAATTCACTAAAAGTATAGTCTGACCACGAAGATGTTGATGAATCATATAATGATAATTTATTACCTAAGTATGGTGTGTAGTATATGGTATTATTAGTAATATCGGTATTATAGATAGGATTATTGCTTGCTAAAGATAATCTACCATAAGAACTATAGACTCCTGAAGCTCCAGACACAACAGTATTACTATATGATGCTGAACTAATATTAACTATATTAGCTAAAGAATTAACACCAGATACCGTTACAACGGATGGACCAGTTGTACTATTAATGCTAATATTACTGGTAGTAGGATAAATATTAGTAAGTGTGTTGATATTAGAAGATGTAGATACGTTTAATAAGCCGCTAGTATTATTATCATCAACATTGATATTACTGGATTCTGGAGTGATTGTTAATATATTCATTCATATCACACTACTTATATAATTTTTGTAATTTCTGGAACAATAGTCACATTACCTTGTAATAATCGAATAACTTCAGGACCACCGCCATTATAAAAATCATTATTAGATACTAATTCCATATCATATTCTGCTGTTGTAAAGTTATATCCTCCTGTAATACTAGCTGGTATTTTTAAATTAATGATACCACTACTTAAAGGAGATCCAAATTCGAATAAATATAAACCAGAATTGGTGTTTGTAGTAGTAAAAGATAAAGCATTATTAGAATCTGTGATCCATTGCATTCTAGCATGAGAAAATTGAGATAGATCTATTGGTATTCCACTAGCATTAGTATACTGTATAGAGACACCATATGACGCACCTTGCTCGATTACAAAATCATAAGAACCAGCAGACATAAAAAATCCTTCATTTAAGAGTAAAAATTATTTCTATATCCATAATTATAAGTTCTTTGACGCTCAGGATCAAAATCATTACCAACAAAAGGACTAAGAACAGCGCGTATAGCAGTAGCTTCTTTAACATCCCAATGAGAGGTTAGTTCTTCGTAAGATGCACAAGAACCACGCTCCAGAATTGTTTGCCAAGCGGCACTTTGTCCGACTACTGACAAGCTGGCTGGTCCAAGAGCAGCGCGTATTCCTTCCATAGCTGCTTTGGTTCTATATTCACTTTGATCAATAATACAAGCAGCTTTAAGAGCTACTAAACTAATAAAAATAGAATCATTATCTTCTGTTGGATCTGGCGATATAGAAGGATTGGCAACATCTATCACATAGTTATGATCCAATGATACGTCGAATTGTACATATTTAGCTGAAACAACTATAATTTGTAATATTCTATCATCAGAATAAGTTGGGGTTGATCCAAGATCATTAATTAATGTTCTGACCATGATGGGAATTTCTATTTGCCAACTCATAATTTCCCTTTATATTTTGTAAGAAGATCGAATCATATAGTAATACACCTTTAGACATATAAAAAAAGCCGCCCCGTGTGGAGCGGCTAATTTTAGTTCAAAATGAACAACTACTAATTAGAGTGAGCCTAATAGAACTCTGCGGTTGTCTAGAACAGCAAAGCCTTGTTCTGCCCAGCCATAGAAACCGGCTCTCTTTTGACGATGGAGAGTATCGTCTTCGAAGATTTGAACGGCTTCACGAACTGGCATTATAAAGCTATCTCTCTTGCTAAGATCTAAACCAACAACTAGTTCTACGTCGCCTTCTGGTAATGTGCCAGATAGTACGTTGTCATAGAATAGTTGATATTCTTGACTCTCGCCTAGCTCATCAAGGTCGTGTAGGTTAACACCGAATACTCTATTAAGAGTACCATCGGCAGCAACATAGATCTCACGACGTGTAACTTCATCAACTTGGTCAACACCCCAGTTACGAATATCTTCCATAGCTTCTGGAGATACGTAAACGTCTGTGAGTCGGCCACGGTTAGCTGAAGTGGAGTTACCACCACCATTACGACGCATAACGGTCTTCATTAAACTTACAAGACGCTTGGTAAATTGACCAGCATCGGCATCGCTGTCATAAACAACAATGTTACGATCAACACCAGCAGCAAGAAGTGTATGCCAGCCATCGTCATTCATCTTTTTGACGAATTGAGCTTCCATAACTTCCATAGCACGACCAACAACGTCCCAGCGAGCATCACGAGCATACTTTAAGAGGTAGTCGATGCTAGCACCAATGTCATAGGTTGGAACCATGACATAGTCGCCTTCAACATGACGCTCTGGAATATAGCCGTGATTGGGAATTGTGTAAGCAACAAAGTCCTTCTCGGTACCAGGAGCAAGGAAATCTAATGGAAATTCTGGAGTAGCACTTTGAGCAAGTTGGATTGGCTCGAAAATACCATTGAGAATATCACCATTTAGAATACCTTGTCGAAGTGGAAGTTCTAGAGCTTTTGCAAACTCTGCATTAGCACCTAGGGCCTCTTCTTTATTTAATGAGCCAGAACGAACAAGAAGGTCTGTAAGTTCTGGTGTTGGTTCAAAAGCTTTATTGGACATGTTTTTCTTCTCCCTTAATTAAGCGATGTTGACGGATACTTTGGCATAACCATCGGCATCCTTACCACTTAAGAATGAGCCGATTTGAACAGCATTGGTGCTACTTGTACCAATTAGACCACTAGCACCGACATAAGCTGGGGTGCCAACTGTTGGAACAATACCGGATACAAGCATGTTCGTTGTTACTTGGCCGTTACGTAGTACGGTGACCTTGCCACCAACTTGTACTTCGTCTTTGTGCCAATTAATGTGTTGTCTAGTAAGATCTAGATCAACAACATCATTTAGCAAAACGCCAACTGGTTTTGAGCCAGAAGCAGCGGCAGCATATGCTACTACAGCATTAGCGTCATCCATAGAAACGCCAGAACCACTTGTTACGGCACTAACTACACCACCTCTTTCGGCTTCAGTTGTCATGAAGAAAGAGATATCTGTTAATAGTTCGATACGATCTGATTTAAGAGCCATTTGTTATTCTCCCTTATTAAGTTTTTTACCTAGTCTAGCACATACAAAATCAACTAATGCTGCGCGTGTTGTATCTACATTTTCTGTATGATCACTGCCAGCACTTAGATCAAGATCTTCAGTATTGGTTTCAACATTGTCTAGCGCTTCTTCAGTATTTGTTTCATTACTAGAAGATGCTTTCTTCTCTTCTTTCATAGGCATTTCTGCTTTCTTTTTAGCTGCCTCTGTAAAAAGTGCGACAAGAGCATCAAAAGTTGAATCTTCTAATGATTCAAATTGATCAACGGTTGAAGCAACTACTTCTTGGTCTATGCCTTTTTCAATAAGAGAAGCCATTCTTTTCATCTTCTTCTCTTTTTTCATCATTTCTTCTTCTTTATTCTTATAAGCAGCTACAGCTTCTAGAGCGATTTCTAGCTCTGATTTAGCCTTTTTCATTTCTTCTTCTCTCTTCATCATTTCTTCTTCGCTCATTTTTTTCGCTGCTTCTGTTGTTGAAACTAAAGCATCATAAGCACCCTTGGTGTTTTGTAGTTCTGTTTCTAGAGCAACAATTTTATCTTTTAGTTCAGCAACTTGTGTGTAGGCTTCTTTAGTGGCTGAAGCACAATCTGTCATAGCTTGTACTTTTTCTTTGAGATCGGCTACTTCGTTTTCTAGACTCATAGTAATGTTCTCCATGTTATTTGGTCTTATTTCTGATACACCCGAAATATTATTTTTGTTATTTTTTATATTGGCGATGCTTAAAAAATTATCTTTGGTAAATATTATACTATCAGGATTAGCTGGCTTGTCAACATAACCCTTGCCTGAAAAGGTTATATTTCTTAAAACTCTGCCAATTTTATGATTATCATATTCGCCCTTACCACCATACGCACGAAGATGTTTGGTAAGAAATGCTGTTTCATTAGATCTAGCTAATATTTTATATTGTCCAGTTGTATTATCCATTAGACCATAATCAAAACCACTAAACATACATTCCATACTAACATATTTTGTTCCATTTTCAATTTCTGCTATTAATTTTTCAGCTCTATCCTTAAGTTCGGGAGTGGTGTAGGCTTTGTAGATGACAGATCCTGTTACGATATGAAACTTATCAGGAAGTTGTTCTGTTGGTGTTGATGGATCCAACATTTGTCCATCATCATCAATTGGCCAATTAGAAACAATATGACCAATAATAAGATTCTCATTATGTTCTAAATTCGTTGGTTTATCTTCTGGAGTATTTTTGGCCGCCCAAACTTCTTCTTTACTAAAAATATCATCATTTTTATTCCATGATGAAGATACTAAGATTGATTGTACATAATATAGGTCTTTATCATTGTAAGAAGCCAAAGAGGATAGTTTTTTATCATCTTGCTCAATACGCAAAGTATTATTGAATGCTTCTGACTCAGAAGGTTGTGCAATAGAGGCTATGGATATGCTCGCACTAGCTTTGATCAATTCTTCTAAATTATCTGCAATTTCTTGATCATATATTATCATTGAATATCTCCATTATTTTCATAATCATACACCAATGAGTAAAAATAAGATTTGATATCCTTAATATCGTCAACATTCAAATCTCTATTAAGGCTATTTTTGGTTGAATTTAAAAATTGAAGATATAGATTATATGTTTGTTCAGAATTATTGGTCAATGAGGCGAAAGATTTAACAATACTTTCTTCGTTCATGCTAGAGAATGGTGCAGATAAGAGTAGAAGTTTTGTTCTTATCTTTTCAGCTTCAGAATATTCTTCGTGGGATAAACTACGCATATTTTTCTTTTGATAAAATTCTAATAATATTGGATTAATTATATCAGAAATTTTTTCTTGGGCCTCATTTGCCCATATGTGTAATTTAGCGCCTGTTTGTGGACTGAAAGTTTTTGTTTTTCTTTGTTTTGAATCCTTAGAGTTTTTGGGTCTGCCTTGTTGTGGGATACCTTTTAAAGATTCTGGCGAATCTTTAACTGATAATGAATTTTTGGGAGGCATGACTGTTTTCATTTCTAAAGCTGTTTGTTCGCTAGATTTTTTCTTGGGTAAATCTAGACCCACTTGACTTGGTGTGACAATACCTAATTGTAAAGCAACTTTCTTAAGAGTTTCTTCAATCATAGGATCATAGAAAGGACCAGACTTTGGTGGAGTTCTATTGGTTTTTCTTTCTCTGTGTTCTCTGTTAACTCTTGTTCTTTCCATATCAGGATCAAATCCGAATCTTGATTGGACTACTTCGTCTGAGATAATATTTCTATCTAATAATTGTATGAGTAGTGCCTTTTCAGCATCTTCATTACTAAGATCCATTCTATCAAATTCTATTTTAGCTGCGTATTTGAATCCCATAGCTTTCTGTACTATCTCTATTTCTTTTTCCCAAAAACTAACCAGAGTATCTCTACCGTATTGAAGTCTTTGTGTTAATGTTTTCAAGCTTATAAAATTATTAGTAGTACCAGCAGCACCGAATGTTCCAGTTAATGTAGGAGGGATGCCAAGACCGGCATAAACACTATTAAGATGTGGCGTATATTTACCTTCTCCAAGAAAATTATGAACTGTAGTTTTACTTTCGATAAGTTCTATATCTGGACCCCAAACAAGATCCATGGTTCCACCACCAACATTATTTTGTAATATTGAGGATAGTTTAGCTGCTGCTGCTTTAGTTGGGGCTATCTTATGTTCTAGACTGCCTAATTTAAAAATACGAATATTACTAATAGCACCATCTAGGGCTGCCATATCTGCTAATTTTAGTTTTTCTATTACCGTAATATCATCCATGATACTGTAGATCATTGGAAAAGCCCAACTTTGCCAATCGTCTTTCTTGTAATGAAACACACAGGTTTTTTCTGGATCAAGAGGATATGGTTTTTTGGTTTTTGCTGCTTCTAAAATTTGACTAGGTAAACCAGAAACTATAATTTTTTCATTTTCTGTTTTTGGGGAAGCTATGATCTTTCTGAGATTAGATGGTAAAACTAATTCGTATCTTTTCTGTCCAACGAAAGACGAAAGAGATCCTGCTGAAACATGAACATAAACAGGATCTATAAAAGTGTACCTCCAAGGTATTTCTCTTTTTTCAACATTAACAATATCAATATCATTTTCTGTGGTATCAGGAGCTGCCGAAGTTCTAAAAAAGTTTTCAGTAGTCTTTAGGCTTATTTTTGCTGTTTGTCTATTAATAACTATATTACCAGTTTTATATAAGTTATTAAGAAATCTTTCGCTTCTTTCTTTACCATTGATTTTTTTAAACCATTTACGATAAAATCTCTCTGTTTTTTTATTTTTACAAACTAGTTTGATACCTTGTACGGCAAAATCACCCATAAGATCTATAACATTTTTTACTAAACCTACTTTTTGATATATATCATCTGCACGACGAATAATTTCTTTAATATGATTAGGAACAGCTTCGTCATATCTGAAATAATCGTATCCGCCTCTGGTAAGACCAGGGCGACTAGAAATATTAGGTAATATATTGGAAAAATTATTTATTCTACCAGAATATCCTGCTGTAGATCTATATAGTCCGTATTCATCTAAACAACCAGCAGTTTGATCTAAAGCTTTTTGCTTACTATCTAAATCGTCTCCCCATGTAATATAGGCATTTTCGTTAGATAGTACTGAGTTTTCTGTTGATTCGCTTTTTGGATATTTTTTAGCCATAATTATATTGATATTGTAATAGTATTATAATTGTATTAATACACTTATTTATATATTCCCATGTATATATCTTCGTTAGCTCCTTCTGTAAACCAACTAGGACCTCTATACATTTGGCCACTATTTTCTGTTTTTGGTGATGTTTGTGCGTTTGTTCCTATAATATCATAGTTGATAGGAGTAAGTGTTCTAGTGAGTTGTCGTGCTAACATATTGGCGATTAATAATGCACTATATCGGTCTTTTCTTAATTTGCCCTTTTTACCATTTGGTAATTTTAAATCAGGAGTATCCCATCTGTCTCTAGCTCCTGATCCTGTGCTTGTGGAAGTCATAACTATTGTTGTCAATTCGTTTTTTAGTTCTTCAATCTCTAATATACATTCGCTGGTACTATCGTAAATAGGAGTAAGATCAGCTGTTAAAATATCTTTATTTTCTTGATCTAAAGCTAGTGCTAAGCTTAGATTATCAAAACGAGGAAATAATAATACTTTATCTTCAAAATCTTTGCGTAGTCCATGGTTTGCTTGTGCTGTCCAATCTGCTCGTGCAAATTGAACTAATTCTAAAATATGCAATCCTGGCTGATCATCCGTGTCTTTAGATTTATCATTATCTATAACCGGCCAGATTAAATTCTCTCCATCTTCTAATTTATCTGGATCGTGTAATGCTTCTTCGATTGCTACGCCACCACCCTGAGCGTCCATTCCTATTCGCTCACAAGGAAAAACTTTCATTAAATTACGAATTTTCCTAGCACAAAATCCATAAAAATCATGTTCGTTTGATAGTCCTGCTTTTTGTCGTTCTTTAAAGTTTGTTCGATTCGTAGTCCAACAATATACTATTCTGGTGTGTGTTCCGTGACACTCTAATACTACAATACTAAAATTATCTTTTTCACTAGCAGGGTCAATTCCATATACATATTTATTCTTAGGGTCACCGTTTGTTCTTACTTCGAATAGAATTTTTTCATCATTTATAATTAATGGATTATCTGGTTTTACAACACAGCTTTCTATAAGGCTTCGTCTAAAGAATCCATCGCTATCTTCCGTAAAACATGCTGCATATTCCATATTATAAATACCAGTATGAATAGTAGCTTTAGCTCGTGCTACTTGTTTATCGTCCATGAATCCTTTTGGTATTAATTCATAAGGTATACGAATAATACTATAGTCTCTCCAATTAAAATTATCTGGTACTTCACCTTTAAAAATTTCTTCAAGTTTATGAATTTCGCCCTTGCTCTCTATAATAGTTTTGTATCTCTTCCAATAACTAGCAAAGTGCTTGAAAGCATAATCAGCCGTGCCTGCTATTATGGCCTGGTTACCCATTTTGAAACTTAATTCCTCTAAATCACTATTCCATAATCCAGCATCTTTCATGGCTTGTTTTTTAGCTTCTCTTTTTACGTTTTGAATAGGAGTAGCAGAAACTGCCGCGAAACCTGAAACTACGGTCTCATAAATATCTGGAGAAATTGATGCGAATTCGTCTGCGATGATAATGTGTGCTCTTAAACCTCTAATTTTACTACCGTCGCCCATAGGAATAGCAATTGTCCAACTATCTCCGAATCTCATTGTGCATCTATCAACATCTCGACGCGGTCCATCATCGTTACCATTAAAGATACTGCGTAAAATGGCACTATTACGCCAAAATGTTTCCATATATTCGAATACTAATTTACTCTGACGAAAAGCTGCGCCAACCACAACAATTTTGGTTCCTGGAACAAAGATGCATTTAAGAGTACAATACAATGCCATTAAAAAGCTTTTGCCGAAACCACGAGACGCAATGAACATTGGAAAAGGACGAATCCAGAATTCTTGTAAGATAGCAATTTGTATAGGATGAAGTTCAATATCAAATAATAATTTACATGTTGATCCAAAATTAACAGGATTTCTTAGTAATTTTAGAAGATGAATATCTGGCCTTTCGATATCTTGCTCTATCCTATTAATCATAGGATTATTAGATATATTTAGTTGTGATAGTTCGCCAAGATTTAACCACGCATCTTCATACATTGTGCGAATCCTTATTTTTTTCCATTTTATGAATACGCTTCAAAATAGAAGTGGCCATCTGTTCAGCATTATCAGAGTCGCCACAAAAAATAACATTAATATGGTGTTCGATTTGTAAATCAATAAGATGCTTCATAATATAATTGGGACTAATTTTAATTTTATTCCACAATCGTTTGGGTATTGATGATCCTACAGGATACTGAAGAACGCTCTGTAGATTAAATTCTAATAATATGAAAGGATATTTAATTTGTTTTAATCTGTTAATAACATCTTCAAATCGACTTTCTGTAATATTATTAGCAATCTCAGCAACATTACGTTTTCGTTCTATGGCCACAATATTTTCCAAACCTTGTATGCTATAATCCCCGGTATCTAATTTATGATGGGCCGTCGAGTATTCTGAGAATTCCCACGGCTTTTGTTCGCGCGTATCAATTATTATTGTAAAATCGTCATTTATCATAATGTTTATTCGATAATAGTTTACTAAAAAATTCTATATAGCTATCTTCATTATTTTTTACCATATCATGATGAGCTTTGCATAATGTTATACCATTATTAATATCGTATCTTAAATGAGCATTAGATGCCCACTTGTTAATATGATGAACATGTAGTTTTTTACTATTAGAACAATTAGGCCACTGACAAATACCGTGGTCTCGTTGTCTTACTTTTTGTCTCCATGCTTTGTAAAGGGGATCGCTATAATCACGCTTCATCTGAATTCTTTAATACTGCTTCTGGTGTTAATAAAGGAATGTCTAATTTACCATCCTGATAAGAATGATATTGCTGTAAAACATCTTTTGTCTTGTTAGTGGCCATATTGAGAATAACCATTTCGCGCCCTTCTTTTTCTCTTATCTCTTCGTCTTCTAGCATACGTATAAGGCCCGTCCAGCTACTTTTGCCATCTTCGATACGTTTGATTCGTTGTTCTCTTGTGGCTTTTAAGTCTTTGCTTATTTTTTGTTGTTCAGTAAGAAGTTTAGTATATTCGTTGGTATAGTTGGCCACACTATTACGGGCGAAAGTTAGTTGAGTTTCTAAATTGATAAGTTTTTGGGTATCTCGTTGATCTTCTGGTTTGGCGTATATGTCATTAATAACTTGTTGTAATTTTTCAGTTTCGTTTATGTGGCGTTTTCGCTCTTTCATAGAACGATTAATAAGAATATCAATGGTTATAAATTGTTTGATCTGAAGTTCTTCGGCGGGTAAAACGTCTTCTCTAAATTGTTTGATAAGGTTAATCCAAATTTCTTCAAAGTAATCTAGTTCGCCACTATCTTCGTCAAATTGTTTGGTAATTTCGTTCCAGAAACTTTTACTGTGTAATTTTGTTCGTAAAATTTCATCACTATCATCATGTGTTAGTAACAATTTGCTTTCTGTTACATATCTTTTTATTGGTGCAGATGATCGATTTAAATTGGTGGCAATCTGGTCAATAGTAAGAGAACCTATATTATCTCTTATGAATTTTTCTTCTTCCAGACTAAGCTGGCCTCTTTTTTTAGGAATTGATGTCATAATCTTTGAGTATTTGTTTAATTTCTGAGTGTAATTTTTTAATCTCTAATTTGGAAACTTTACTGCCGCCTTTTAGTTTGAGAAATATGGGGCGATTTTTAACACTAATATTAAGATCTATAATTTTTAATAGTTCTTTATTACTTATGCTATTAAATAATTCGTTACTATTAATTTCTTTGGCATTTTCTCCTATAGTATCAATACCAATGGGCTTCATGATATTTTTCTTAGCATCATTTCGTTTGCTCCAATTTTCATATAATGAACAGTCATTTTTATTAGAAAATTCTGAACATCCTGAAGCTAGTGAGGTATTATAAAATGGACATGTTAAGCAGGGTTTATCTGGTCGTTGATAGTTGTCTCGTTTGTAATTAAAGAGGCGATTTCTAACATGTGTCCATAAGAAGTTTTCTAGGGGGCGACTTTTATCATAATTTTTTAATCCTTCAAGCGCAAATATGGCGGCTTGTTGTTTCATATCTTCGTGGCTGTGATATCCAAATTTAAATTTATAGCCTAATTTTTGGCTAATTTTTTCCCAAGCTTGTAAAAATTCAGCTTCGCTCACCTTGTTCTGAATTAGTTTGGGTTTTTTCGTCATGTATTATTTCCTTTAGTGGTTTATCTATAGTATCGTGGAGTTCAGCTTCTGTAACTAGTTCAGTATTAGCTACTGTTTTTAAAACTGATGAAGCTACCGTGGGAAAATTATTGTTTATATTCATAAAAGCACCTTGACCGGTATTTTGTTCTATTTACTATTATAGTAGTAGATACACAAAAAGCAACTTTAAGGAGACACTAAATGTCAAAAACATATAAAAAGTGGACAAAAGAAGAACTAGAATTTATCAGTAACAACTCTCAAAATATGAAGGATGAGGAAATTGCGGCCTACTTAAATAAGACGGATAGTAGTCGAACAATTAGTGTGGGCATGGTTCGTAGACAAAGACGCAAGTTAAGTATTGTGAAGCCACGAGGTCGTAAGCCATCCAAGGTTAACGAATCTGCTGAAGCATGATAGTATAAAACTGATTAAATTTTCTAGCAACAAAGGGGCAGAGTTACTTCTGCTCCTTTTTTGTTGGTTGGGGGATTATGGCTATTAAACTGGCCAATTATATATGAGGTGCTTATTGTGTTTATACCACCGCCCCGTTTTGGGGGTGTGGCCCCTTGTAAGGGGGGAAACAAAAAAACCCCCCTATGGTGGGGGACCCGACCATCGTGGCAGGCTTTTGACAAAATGGCAGGACAAAATGGCAGGAACTGCAAATATGGCATAGATACCAAAATGGCAGAATGTTGAAAATCGCGGGAAAAACAGCATTTTTGATTTTTTTTGGGTTTGGCATGGGGTGTGCATATTATTCTGGCATCGGAAAAGGATACAAACCAGTAGAAAGAAAGGTAGAAAAATGAAAATCGGTGATTTTGTTTTTGCCGAATACGATAACGGCGAAATTGTCAACGGAGAGGTGGTCAGCGTCAGAATGTTCGGTGATCGTACCCTGCTAACTGTCAAGTGTGAGCAAGGGTATCGGTCGATCTATACCGACAAGTGCGTCACGTTTGATATTCTGGAAACCACCCCCTAACTTTGGGGGTTGAGCGTCAAAAAAACTTTGGTATCCTAGTAGAAAGCAAAGGAAAAAAGCAAAATGA